TCAGGCAGATGTACCCTCCGAGATGGTCGACACGGAGCGGAGTGTGCTTCATCTCTCCGCACTGGCAGCATTTCGTCGCTTGCGTTGAACTGTAGGTTACTTCCGCCCCCTCCTGCGCCCCGGCGGGTTCGAGGGCGGAGAGGATGCGGGCGTCGCGGTAAGCCTGGCATGCGCGCTGTGCTGCGTACGGGCCTTCATATGATCGTGGGTCCATCTCAGGTTCCCACTCCCAATCCCTGCCGTCGTTGAGTTCCGCATGCCACCCGTCATCGAACGCGACGGAAAAAACCCCGAGTTCGCATTCGGCGGACCAGCAGCCATTGGTGAGCTTGGTCGGCTCGACCCACTCCAGCGCCTTAACCCTCACCTCCCGCCCGGGCATGGCCGCCTGCATGGCGCGGGCGCCTAGGATGGCGCCAGACAGCGCGGCTTCGGCCTGTATGCTCGTGGGCCAGCGATAGCCCGCAACGGCCATGCCCCCCACCTTCACCGCGTCCGGCATGTCAGCGGTCATGGCCGTGCTCCGCGTTGAGAGCGGCAATCAGTGCGTCGGCGAGCTCGCACGCTTCTTCGGCTATGGCCTCGTGCCAGTTGGTAGATGATCCCGGACGAGGGCGGTAGCGAGTGGAGTGCGCAAGCATCCCCGCCAGAGCCTTCGTCGCGATGTATGTCCGCTGGTCCATGCCTGGATGCCCCGAAAGGGTCGCGGTGCCCGACGTGTTCGGATACGGGTCCAACGGCTTCGGGAAAGCGGGCTCATCGCCCTTGATCTTGCTCACGATGCGTCTCCGTGAATGACCAGCGCCGCCAGCCTCACGAGGCGTCAAGGGCGGTGGTCTTGGTGAGAAGGAAGCCGGCGATGCAAAGGGCGCCGATGCCAGCACAGACGGTGGCCGTGGCGATGCTCTCGGGGGTCTGGCGGGTCATGCGGCACCCCTCTCAGCGTCGAGAAAGGCGCCGATCACTTCCGCCGCGACTTGCGGGACGATGGCATTGCCGTAGGCGCGCAGCTTTCCCACTCGGGCGGGAACCCCATGAGCCAGCAGACGAATGCCGGGTTCAACGCGCCGGGCTTTTCCGTCGGCGCCGGCGAGCCATTCGGCTCCGACCCAAGCGCTGCCGCGCGAATTGCTACCAGCCCTGCCGAGTTGCCCGCCTCGTTGTTCCCGTTCTTGGCTGGCGCCAGGGAGGTCGGTGTCTGCCAAAGCGCCATCGCGTGTGCCGGAAGGTCCGGCGACCGACCGCGCTGCACTTCCGCGCGAGCCCCTTCCGGCGTCCTGATGGCCTTGTCCGCCGCTGATGCCGTGGGTGTCGGCCACAGCGCGCGAGCTGCTCCCGGCAGCTTCAGGAATATCTGGCGTGAGCCGTCCGGAAGTATCTTGCCGTAGCAATGCGTCGATCCGGTTGCGTCGTTCCGAACTGGTGTCGGCCACAAACCACAGCCGATCTCTTCGGTGGGGCGCATCGACGGCACAAGCCGGGACAACTGCCGCCCCAACGGAGTAACCGATGGCTTCCAGGTCAGAATGCACTCCGTCGAGCCAATGCTTTCCAACCGCCGCCGCAACCTGCTCTCCCATGACGACAGCGGGGCGGGCGGCTCGGATGAGGTTGAAGAAGACCGGCCAGAGGTGGCGTTCGTCCGCCTGGCCTTCTTGCTTGCCGGCGACGGAGAAGGGCTGGCAGGGGCAAGATCCTGTCCAGAGTGGTCGCTCGTCAGGCCATCCAGCCAATCTAGCTGCGTAGGACCATCCGCCGATGCCTGCGAAAAAATGGCATTGCGTGTAGCCGGCGATGTCGTCTGGTCGGACATCAACAATGCTCCGTTCGTCCACGTCGCCGGGCGCGATATGGCCGGCGGCGATCAGGTTGCGCAGCCATTGCGCGGCGTAGGGGTCGATCTCGTTGTAATAGGCGCGCGCCATCTCTCACCCGCCCTCCTTCATGGCCGCGTCGCGGGCGGCGGGCGACCGAAGGCGAACCGCTCCGGCCCGAACTGGTTGACAGCCGCCGCCAGCAGCCGGGCGCGATCCTCGGCATAGCCATCTGATCCGCACTCGATCAGGGCGCCATCTGCGAGCACGACACAGTGGATCGTTGCGCCGCCGCAGTCGGCATGAACCTGCCGGCGAGCCACGATGGCTTTGTCGCTGCGCAGAAGTTCCCATTCGCTGCCGCGCGCAGCGGCCTTCGCGGGGTCAGTCATGACGCGACCTTCGCGAGGGCTTCACGGAAGCGAGCCTTCTCCGCTTCGAGGAACGCCTTGTACTGGGCGGCGATAGCGTTCTTCGCCTCGGCAATGGCGGCGTTCGTGGCCTTCTCGATCTCGTTCTTGTAATGCCGGTCGACGCACCCCTCGACGAGGTATTGAAGGCGAGATTTGCTGTAGCTCCGATCCGTCGTCGGCTTGCCGGCAGTGTCGACACGCGCTTCCAGATAGTCGCGCCCTGTCAGGCCGATGAACTCGCGCATCGTCATCGGCGCCGCGTCCGCCTTCATGAAGGGGTACTTCGGCAAGATCGGCTGGTCGATGATGTCTCGGGCGACGCCGGCGAGATGCTTGTCCGCCATCTCCGTCACGAGCGCGATGCAGCGTTCCTCGACTTTCTTGGCGATGACGTTGTTGCCGTAGTTGCCGACGACGACGCGCGCGGCGGCCGCGACGATCAGTTCTTCCATGTCGCGCTTGGTGTAGTCGCGCATCTGGACGTAGAACTCGATGCCGCCTTCGGGCTTCGTCGTGGCCGTCATGTCGGTCTGCACATCTGACGGCTCGGAGTGGCCATCCCATTCGGCTTCGGCCATGTCGGTCGTGCTGGTGATCTCATTCGCCATCGGGATATTCCTTCGCAAGCCGGCGCCGCTCGTCGCGGTCATCGCGGAGAATGTCGGGATCGGGTTCGTCTTCGAGTTGGTCGGCCCACGGGCAAGACGAGCCGGGGAACTCATCTTCAAGCTCGCAGGATCGCGGGCTGTAGGCGCCGCAGAAGGGGCAAAGCTCAGACATGGCTCATTTCCTCGGAGATGGCCGCCAGAAGATCGTCTGCGCGCCCCAAGTATTTGCGCCAGTTGGTGGCGTCGGCTTCCGGGCCTACGGTCGCGCGGATATCGTGGAGTGTGATGTTGTCGAGCGCTGCGAGGTGCCGGGCGAGGCTGTTGCGCTTGAGATAGACGCGCTCGTTCCAAGAAGAGACGAGGTGTTCTTTCCGGTCGAAGAAGATGGCCGTCGACGCAGCACACTTCGTGCATTGGATGTACGATCCGCCCGCGTTCTCGTCTTCGATATCAACGGGAACATCGCCGCGTTCTGCCGGGCCGCCACAAAAGGGACATGCGAGAAGGTCGCTCACGACGCCCTCCAACGCTTTAGGACCAGCATGGCTGACTGCACCATGGCCGCGTCACGCCCTTCGATGGCGAAGCCGCATCCCTCGCAGTAGACGGTGTATCCGTCGTCAATCTGATCGCTGGTGCACTCGGTGCAGACCAGCTTCGCGGTCTGGCAATCGGGGCATTTCTCGACGGACCAATCGACCTCACCCACGATTCCGCCCTCCCTCGCTGTCGGCGAAGGGGCGGGCGACCATCGGCACGATCACCACGTCTCCATGCACGCCCTCGTCTGAATAGGAGGCGCGTACGTCGCGGAGGCTGGCGAGGTATTCGCGGTCAGCCTTGCGAGGGCGGCGGTTGACGCTGGTGATGGCAATCACGACGCTGCCAAGCAGAAGCGCGGCGATAGCGGCGAGGCTGACGGCAAGCTCTGTGTTGGACATGTCAATCGTCATTGCGGCAGAAGTCATAGAGGTCGACCGTCCAGCCGGCAATCTTGCCGCCGCCGTCGATCTTCATGATGATGTAGTCGCCATATCCACGTTCTTCGGGGCACATGATGTCGGGAACGTAGCCGTCGATAACCTTGACGGGCTCCCTCTCTTCATTGAGAAGGGTGTAGCGACCTTCGTCGCAGACCTTGTAATGCACCTCTGCGACCGTGCCGCCGGGCCAGTTCTCGATAGTGCCGGTTTCAAGATTGATCACCGGCCGCCATTCGTCGCCATGGCGGAACGGGATAAGCTCGCCGTCAGTGTCTTCCTCGCCATTGACGGTGGCGTCTTCCCAATAGCGAACGCCCGCCTCAACCTTGAGGTACTTGACCGGCACGTCTTTCTTGACGATCACGGTGATGGGTTTCATCTCACGCTCCGAAGGCTACGGCGCCAAAGGCGAGAACTGCGGTGAAAGCGGCGAGGGCCACGAACGGGCCTAGAACCTCGATGAGGTAGTCGAGAGCGCTCATTCCCCGGCCTCGCGAGCTTTGGCGAGGACGGCGCGGGCGCGGCGAAGATGGCCGTATGTGATCACGGCGTTATTGAAGCCCCAAAGCTCCGCGGAATCTGGCTTCGTGGCATAAAGGCCGCCGCCGATCACCTCTTCCGCTAGCCGGTTCAACGGCTCCAACGCCTCGACCATCTCATCGAACAGCGCATCGCGGTTGACGGCGCGGACGATCAGGGCGGCGTTGATGTCGTCTTCATCGCGAAGCCCGTCATGATGGCAGCCGATCCATCCAATTGTGCGATGGCTAGAAGTCCCCAGTTCTCCGCTGGAAATTTCGACAAACTCAACGCCGGCCAACTCGTCTTCGCCGAGAATATACCAAGGCGTGGGCGTGTGCTTTATCTCCCCCATGTCACTCACCCTCCGAGAGGGTGCGGGCGGCGCGAGCTTCCTTGCTCATCGGGTGAGGCGCCTCGCGGACCAACCCGGCTTCGATGAGCGTTGCCATCACGACGGGGCGGAACGATTCAGCGCGGCGCTTCTGCTTCTGACCGCTGTCTTTGTCGTCGCGGACCTGCCTGTCTGCCGGCAAAATGTCCGGGCCGGCGTAGTTCGTTTCGTTCAGGCGCCTGCGGTAAACGGCAAGCAGAACGGCATCGATCTGTTCGGGGCTCATGGTTGCCTCAGAACGGCACGGCGTATTCTTCGCCGCGCTCCGCTTGTGATTTCAGGGACGCGAGCAAAGCCGAGGCTCGCGTGATTGCTTGTTCGTCGCCCGTCCATTCCGCATCGCTAAGCTCGCGCTCTGCGTCGCGGATGGCTGAGGCTATGGGGCGGATGTCGTGGTCTGCGGGCTGGTGCATGGCTTACTCCACCGGATGGATGCCGCGACCATCCGTGATCGCGTTTTCTGAAATCCGCTTCATCTCAGACATCAGGGCGCCAACGTCCTGACCAAGCTCGTTCCCGAGGTCGATCACCTTGCCGAGGGCCTTCATGAAGGTATTTCGCTTGGTTTCGTCGGCGCTCGGCAGCGCCGCGATGAAGCTC